AAGTGTAGCCATTTTTTAATTTTCCAAATAAATAGTTTAATTGGGTTCTTATGCCAGTAATCTATGACACCAAGGTACTCAACAGTGCCATCAGCTCTAGTGATGGTGGCTACTAATTGAATTTCCTTGGCATCAAGATTAGTTTGCATTAAACACCTTGTTTAACCATCTCTAAAACTACTGAGAACACTAAAGGTGTTGTTCCTAAAGTAGTTGCATTGTATCCAGAGGTTAATAGATTAATTTTACCTGTAACACCAGCACCGCCATTGTCTATCAAGCCACCAAAGTTCCAGAAGCTCATACGACCACGACCAGCGATAGGTAAAATATCAATAGGAGTTGTAGCATCCCATTGTAAACGCACTTCCAACGGATCAGAAATTGAATAATCTATATGATCAATTCTAAAAGCCGTAGGTTTTGGTGAAAAACTAGCAGGATCTACAACTACTGTAGAGGACACGTTACTTGTGTCCAATACACCAGTTATTTTAACTACTGCATTCCTAGCACCGTCTACAAGGATCTGCGTGTTGACTACGTTAGCCATTTACGCCTCCCAATTAGTTAGCTTGGCTAAATAGAATCGAAACTTGCCAAGTACCGGAAGTTGCGCTAATAATAGCGTTAACGGAAGTGTCTGTAGAAGTAACAGTACCCAAAACAGTACTATCTACATCATTAACAAAGTTTGCATAACCAGAGGCAACGCTGTAAGCGTTAACATATTCGTTAGCAGAAGAAGAGCTTCCTAACGATACGGTTGCAGAAGTAACTGGAGCACCGTTGATGATGAAGCCAAGGATGCGGGAACCTTTTGGAATCTTCGCAACTTCAGTTACAGAAGACATTGTTGAATCTACGCTAACTGTTTTAACGTAGCAAAGTTTGGTGTCACGAAATAGTGAGGCCATTTTTAAATCCTCTAAAAAAATATTAATTCAATTAAAGTATATTAACGGTTAGCAATATACATTGTAATTTCAAAGCCAAAACGAAGATCTGTTGCTGATGGTTTAGTCCACATATTAACCTTTAGGATATTTAATAGATGCAACAGCAGTCATGCGTTTCTTTTTAACACCAGATTCTTGTGCACCTGATGTCTCGGCTGCTTTCAATGAATTCGTGTCTTTGGCTTTTTTAAGCGCAGGAGCAGGAGATCCCTTTTTGTCTTTGGCAATACCTTTTGCCGGAGTCTTAATCGTTTGCATTCTATCTCCAATAAATAGGGACAGATAGCAGCCTTTTGAGCCACTATCTTCCCTATATTATACCACTATTTTATACTTTTGTCAAGTATATTATGGGCCGTTAGAACCATAAATAGCACGTGGATCGGTCCAACCGAAGCTGAAACGCTCGTAACCTTTAGCCTTAGCGTTCATGGTGTCGAAATCATTGTCCTGATCGAACGTGATACCGACGCGCTCATAGTACTTCAAGCCATTCATAATGTTAGTACGAATGAACCATGCGTGGGGCGAAGTCAGGTAGTGGTTCATAACGATACCATCTGGAAGAGCATTAGTAGCCTTCAAGACGTTGATGTCGTTATTTGCTGAACCAGGTGTGTACACCGACTTCAGGATACGATTAGCGTTGTACCACTCTTGACGAGCAACTACCAACGACTTAGGCATCACATTGATCAACAAACCACGATCATTTTGGAAACCCATGATGGCAATAGTTGAATCTTCCAGAGCTGCTTCTGACAAGTCAACGTCAACAGTTGGTTTGTTAGCAAACGTACCGCCCGATGTATTTGGGTGGTCAGTAGCGCACATAGCTTTACCGTCGCCGCCAGAGTAAGTGCCGTTAAATGCACGATTGTAGATGTTAGCACCTACGTTCTCTTTCGTTTGACGGAAAGACATCGCCAAAGCAGCAGCACGACGCTTAGAGACGTTCTCATACAGATTGTCGTCTAGTTCTTCTTTAGTCACGATATAACCAAGTGCGTATGCAACGTGGGTATAACGTGTTACGAAGCCCTGAACTTCTGAATCGTATGCAACGCCTTGACCTTCAGCTTTAACAGGAGCAAGACCGAAGCCTGTCAACTGAACATCTTCCTCATAGTTCTGCATTGAGGTGTCTTTGTCGAAGAGATGGATATACTCTTCTGGATGTTCGTCATAAACCTGACCCCACCAAGCTTTTACGCCAGGCCACAGGGCTTTTGGGTGAGTACCAGTAGTAATTACACCAGCCATTATTTATTCTCCTATTAATTAAGCAGTGCCTTGGGCTTGCTTGAACTGATGACGGTTAAAGATAACCTGTACATCGGCGTAAGCGCCAGGTACATTATCAGCACGTTGTGTAATGCCAATAACAGTCAAAGGCAGAGCCAATGAACCGGACGAACCTTGAGCCAGCAAAGTAGAAGCAGCCAAAACTGTCGAAGACAGTGGGCTTGATTGCGACAATGAAGTTTGGTTAGCTGTGATAGTCATACCAGCATTCTTGTTTACGTCAGCAGCAGCAACACCAGTAGCGTCAGACTCGATAGAGAAGATGACGTTAGGATCAGTTACTACGTTTACATAACGAGTACCAGACGACAGTGACAGATAGATCTTAGTAAGATCAAGGTTAGTACCTTGCAATGAAACACCAGGATCTGCTGCGCGAATGCCGACGATAACGCCGACAGGAACGTCAGAAGATGCTGCTTTAATGCAGTAAGGTACGCCGTTTGCATCGGAACCAGTAGATAGTTTAACTACATCGCCAATGGCGTATGTGTTAGACGAGTCGGTAGCGATAGCATACAGTTGACCTTGCTCGTTGAAGGGAGCACCAGTAATAGTACCTACTGGCGACAACCCGCGAGGCGCGTTTGTATTTGCCATTTAAAAAAACTCCTTATGGATTAAATTATTTTCCGTACTTGATGCCAGCATCATAGAAGCCTTCGGTACTCATGCCCTCTTTGGTAAGTTTACCAGCACGAATAGCAGCATCAGTCATATCGTTCTTTCTTTGTAATTCCTGTTGATCTTCAATCCACCATTCTTCTTTGATCTTCATCAAATAAGCATAACCTGGATCTTTGTCGTTAGGGTTTACCAAAAAGCGAACCTTTTCTCCAAGATCTGTATTACGGCTAACCACGTTTTCCGTAACACCACCTACCTCGTCGGGATGAACAAATTCGTAACCATTATCAAGCGCAGCTTGAATACGACCTGGCATATCATTGAAAATATGCAAGTGATACCCTGGTATAGAGTGTCCTACTTGCAACTTACCACGAGTCCCGTTGAATGTACCACGTTGGCGGGTACGTACTTGCTTAGTAGACTCTGTAGTAGTCGTTGTTTCTTGTGCTTTAGCCATTTTGTTCTCCCTCAATCCCATGCGTAATCTGCAACATACTGTTCTCGTGTCATAAGCTTTTGCTTAACGAATCTATCGCAAGCTGCTTTAGCGTCTGATGGTAAATTGTCATACGACTTCTTACCTTTAGATGCTGAAGGCCTACTCGTACCGTCTGGTGTTCCATCCATAGGATTTAACACTTTCTTTTTCTTTCCAAACTTCTCAGGAGCAATCTCTGCTAGTTCCTGATCAAGCTTGTCTAAGAATGCTTTACCAACTAAGGATGGGTTTTCTTTACGAATCTCCACACCTACGCTGTTAGCAACGGCAGTCATACGAGTATCTTTACCAAACCAATCGTTACGATCAATCCATGAATTTAATTCAGGATCTTCTGTAACAGGAGGTGGTGCTTTTGCAGCTTCTTCTGCTTTCTTTAGCTCTGCCTTTGCAGTTTGTTGCTCTTCTTTTAGAGCATCCATTGCATCGTCAATCGCTACAGCCCTATCGCCTTCGCCTAAGTTAATGGCTTCGCGTTTAGCTTGCTTTAGTTGTTCAAGTTGAGTTTTAAGCTCTTCTGTCTTACGCTCAAACTGTTCCTTTTGGAATTCCTTGAACTCTCTAGCAGCTTGTCTGGCTTCTTCAGCAGCTTTCTTTGCTTCATTAAGTTCTTTAAGCAACTTCTCATTGTTCTTGCGAAGGATCGGCATAATTTCTTTGCCACGACGAACAAACGTCTCAGCATCTACCCAATCATTCTCAGAACCACGAAACTCTTCTTTTGCTACCCAACCTTGAGCACGAGCTTCTGATTCATACTCAGGAACATCGGCTTCAGGTGCGTTAGAAGGTTCTACAACAGTATCTTCACTCATTACTTAATACCTTTCTTTAAGTGTGGATCAACAAGATCCATATCTGCGTCAAGCAAGGCTACAAGATCATCATAGTTAACCATGCGATACTCTTTACCGTCTTTGCCTGTGTACATCAGACCAGCATATTTAGCGAAAGCAACTTTGTCTCCCACTTTAACAATGCCTTCTGGTACTTCTTCACCAAGAGAAATAATAATACCTGTGGTATTAGCTAGTTGCTCACGATTAGATGTTTCTTCAGAACTAAGCTGGAAACCCCAATCTGTCTTCTTAGCAACCTCCATAGGATCGATAAGTACACGATCAAATATAGGATTAATACCTGTTTTATTAGACATCTTTTAGCTCCTTTACTGCTTCCATTAACTCTTCGTAGCTCATCGCTAGGATTGCTGTTATTGCTGCTGCCCTGCCTCTGATATTGTCATCATTTTCAGAACCAGCTAACAAAACCTCTTTTAGCCATTCTCTATCGTTATCTAAAGCCTTCATAAACGCTCTAGTAACTCTGGCTGCTCTCCACTCGTTGAATTCTTGCTCTGTTACAACTATTGCCATTACTGCCTCCTATGGTGTTACATCTCCTTTACTTCCTCCGTCTTTGGTTCTTCTGGAGGAGCTGACATTTCTGTCATATGTTTCTCTAACTGCATTACAGTTTTCATTGCATCTAACAAACCTTGATGGTGAGATCTTGCAGCACCTATCTGAGCATCTATCATTGCAATTTCGTGGCCTGTTTTAATACCACCTGCTTGTTCTATCGCAAGGATAGCGTCAGCTTCTAACTTATGAATCTTGGCTTGTTGCAGTTCAACCTGCTGTGCCAACTTCATTACCGTCAACTTAGCTTGTAGCTGAGAATCAGCAGTCTTAGCTTGTTGACGCATCATCTCAATCTGTACTTTCTCAGAAGGTCCTGGCTTAATAGCATTAGGTCCTTTTGGATCTGGTAACACAGCATCGATGTTAGTAACCTTCAATGCTTTCAGATAGTTCTTCTTAACTTCATACATATTCATGTCAGGACCAGCAATAGCCAACATTGCCTGTGACTGCATCATACGTTGTGAATCAGATACGATGTTAGGATCAGCAGAAGGACGTACATCCGAAACAGGACCGCTATAGTCTTCAGCGTCAATAAAGTTGTTGCCTGTTTCTCCGTCGTACTCTTGTACGCCTTGCATATACAGTTGGTTCAAACGATAAAGTTTCTTAAACTCATCTTTTAAACTACGATAAGTACGTTTGAAGATTCCAGAGAAGATCTTCATTCCCTGTTCAGCCATAGTGCGAGTAGTCTCAGCAGCTGTGTTCTGACCTGGGTTTTGTCCTGTAAGAATATCTACAGAACCACCAATACGCTCACCGTAGTTGATCAACAGGTTCAACAGCGTAAACAATACCTGAGAAGGTTCACGCACTGGTAAAGGCATAATACCTTTACGAAGATCATCACCTGTCGTGTCTACGTGCTTCCACTCTAGTGGTGCGAAGTTGTAGTTGCCGCCTCGGATCTTGATGCCTCGTGCGAGGAATCCACCTGCGGTGTTTGCCATTGTTCCGCAATCGATAAGCTGATTGAGAATGGTGTCAATACTTTCGTTAAGAGGTCCAAGTAATACTCCGAAGCCAAGATCATAAAATCCGCCATCAGGAGAGGGAATAAATGGAAACTTCGTGAAGTAGTTTTCTG